TCAAGTTGGAACTATATTAAATAAATATGATATTATTGATGAAGATCAATTTGGTATTTATGATATGTTCTCAGATCCTCAAAGATTTAGTCAATTTTTAGCATCTAATTCATCCCAGGGGTTAATTGATTTATTAACCATTGATATTAATAATAAAGAACAATATGCTCATTTAACATTTGATTCATTAGTGACATATGATGAAACAAATATTTTTTGGGATATGGGAAATCATACAAATGTAAGTGATATTGCTCCAATAGGATTAAACAACATTCCCGCCCCTGGATATATATTACTACCTAATATGACAACGTTCAATGATTCTAGATTTGAATCATTGCCTATATATGAAATGTTCCGTAACTTATTCATAATTGAATATACATATGATAGCGAAGGTTATTACGCTTATCCTTATGTTGATAAAACTAATTATTTTTTAAATAGGTTTAAACCTATTTATACTAAATATTTAATTTATAAAAATTCAGCTGGAGTTGGATTCTATCAATTATTAATAGCACCTTACATTATTCAACAGCCACAAGAATATCCAAAACAAAATATAGGCAATAATTCTATTTATAATGTTATCGCTGGTGGATCACAGACATTATCTTATCAATGGCAAAAAATAGACGTATCTGGATATGGTAATGGTGGAACCTGGACTAACATAGGAACTAACAGTCCAACAGTTAACGTTCAAACAACGCTTCAAGAACAATATATTAGAGTTATTATCAGCAACCAGCAAGGATCAGTTACAAGCAATAACGTTCTTTGCTTAGCCGGGATTGGTGGAGCATAATGAAATTAATCAAAGGTACTGATCAAACTGTTAAATTTAAAATCTATGATAATATCACAGATAGGAATCCTATCGATTTAAGTAGATTTAATGAATTTATTTGTGCTATTACAGAGGACTATGGAAGATTGATTATTGAGAAAAAATTTAGTACAAATAATATTAAAATTTATACCGACAATGAGACTATTGCCAATCCGTATATAATTGAGGTACAATTTAAAAAGGAAGATACTCAGTATACATCGCTGAATCCATCTGACGAAGAAAGATTAAGATCATTAGAATTATTTGGAATTGATATAAATGAACAAGTGGTAAGATTCCTAAAAACAGATTTCTATTTAGAAGGATCAGGTTATTATGTATATAGAAATAGAAGATAATTCTACTTATTATGTGGAGATTGAAATATGTTAGCATTTTTAGAAACTGATTTAATAGTTGATGCATCTGGTCTAAATATCGGTGGCGGTAGCAATAATTCTTTAGCTGTTCCTATTACAATTGATCAAAGAAGTACACTTGCAGCATTAACATCATTTACTGCAACTGTGCCAAATAATGCCGATGCTACTGTGCCTTTTACTTTATCTGTAACAAAATTAGATACTCAGTACTGTACATTAAACATTGTATTTGATCAACCAATTGCTAATGTTCATTTTAATGAATTACGAGTTATTACGATTCATGGCTCTAATGGTGACACCTTTGCAATTAATGTAATTCCAAACTACGCTAATGCTTTTACTTCTGCTAACTGGACAAACTCAGATGAAACCTTAGCAATAGATGACATTGATTTAAGAGGAGCTTTAACTTCTAAATCAATCAACAACATGTTTAGAGCATTGCTTAGCACCAGTCTTACTGCTCTTAATAAAGCTAAAAATAATGCAATTTACTACTATTATAAACAAAAACATTTAAATGATATTATTGATTTTGCTATCGCTGGTGGTTCAAGTTTTGAGCCTTCATCTACAGTAATTACTTATAATAGTGATGGAAATGTAAATAGTTTAATTACTACATATGCTAATAGAAAATTAAGAATTACCTATAATTATACATCATATACTTTAAATAGATTAAGTGGAATAGATCAAACAACTCCATTAACGACGGAATCAGTTTCTTTATTAAGTAGCTTTTTAATTGAAGTATTAGATGGCATTAATGCTGTAGTTTATACATTAGGAACAGTTACAATTAATAGATCTGTAAACACCTATTCTATACCTTACCTTAAAGATTATAATTCCGCATTACCATTAGATCAAATTGCAATTGATCCAGATAATATTTTATCCAATTATAAATACTACAAGACTAATACCATTACCGGATGGACGGTTATAGCATGAGTAAATATGATGAACAGTATAAGCTTTACTTTAAAGCATCTTTCGATGCTATAAATCATGCCACCACAAGGGCAGAAGATGCTTATCAATCTTATGCTGCTTTATTAGATAAATTTAATAGGTATGTTGTCATTAGCGATGAAATTGATGGTCGTCAATCTCAGCTTGTTAAAATTTCAACTACATTTGGAACAGAAGATCCATTAGATCCAAATATTAAAGAATTTACTTTTAATACTGGATCGGTATTAAGATATTCAAGAGTATTACCTGCTACACATAATGACAATCTTGAAGTGGTAAATTTTCAAACATTAATGAATGCTCTTTATAATAATAGTAGTAATGTTACGCAATTATTATCTCAATATATTGGTAAATATGGCGATTTAGCTTTTGGATCTTATACATTCGGAATAGACCCTGGAGGTAGTGGTTCTCAAGCCATTACTTTAGATACTATTCCATTAAAAGTATTAAATGCTGAAACAACACTTGAAACAGGAACGTTAAAAACAGTTACAAGCAATCCATTTTCATTAATTAATAAACAATATGCAGATGCAACATATACTCAAGGCTTAGGCGCAGCAAATCAACCAGTTTTTGTTTCTGGTAAAATAGCTATTCACAGCACATTAAATCAATCAACTATTCATGCTTTTGGTAAATATGATGTAGTAGCTGGAACTGGTAGTGATGCAAATTATATTAAAATTAAGTTATTAAAATATAATACCAAAACATCATGGGATTCTACTGATAAATCATGGGTAGAATTATTTGGTAGTAATCCGCAAAACTCCATTCCAGGGTTTGATACTGGTGCGGCTATTGGCAAGATTCCTTATCCTGTAGATTTTACATTATATGTTGAATATGAACCTCCTGCTTCAGCTTTTTCTTATTTACTTATTAATAATAGCTCAAGAGTAAGAGCTGTACTTTCAAATTCAATTGGTTCTACTGTTGATCGTGGTTATGCTGAACAGTTTGTAATTATTGATTCTGATGGTGATTTATGTTTAGTTTTAAAAACAGATTATCAGATAGATATTCCACTTACAACAACCCCGATAAGTTTAAATTGTAATTCATCTTATAAACCACTTTTATACTTAGTTGTAAATAGATGGAGTTATCTTCCAAAGGATAATCCATATATTGATCAAGTTGGAACTGTTGAATTAGTTCCTGTATTATTATTTTCAGATCAATCATGGATGCGTGAAGCAACCGATACTGGAGCAGTTACTGTAAGATATAGATTATTGTATGCAAATATTACAGGCACTATAACTTGGAGTAGTGATAAAGACGTTTTACTTGGAATTACTTATGGTCAAGATGGATCTGGCTATTATGCAGATATTGTTTTTCCTGTTGGTGAAACTACATACTTAGTAAATTTTAGTGCAAATTATGGTTCTATTATTAGTAAGCAAGTTAATCTTCAATTAAAAAATTATGTGTTATCTCCAATAACGTCAATCTCGCCACTTACGATAACTAGAAGTAGATGGGATGGATCACCAGATCCGTTAGCTATTTCTACTACCGTTACAGCAGTAGGTGGTGGAACTAAAACTTGGTCTATCTTACCAACTGACGGAACTTTAGGTACAACAACATTAATAAGCGCAGCCATTAATCCAACCACAGGTGTATTAACTGGAAACTATTCAGTTGCAGATGTTGATTTATTCGCTATAGTTTCTGTAACGGATGGAACTTCTACATATAAAGATAAAATAACAATTCATGTAGACGAATTAACTAGTGGTGGTGGTGGAGGTACTGATCCTGGCGTTTGCTTTAGTTCCAATACTTTTGTCTTAACCACAAGGGGCGGCGTAAAAATAAGTGAATTAACATTAAACGATATTGGTATTAACTTAAATTTAGATATGTTTGGTATTGGAAGATTTGAATTAGCAGAAGGTCAAATCCACGAAATAACACATCATCATCCAAATGTTTCATTAATCAATATTCATGGTATAGACACTACTACCAACCATCCATTCGGTTTAGCAAATGGTCTTTGGAAAGAAGCTTCTACTATTACAACTGATGACTATCTTGTAAAATTAGTAGAACCTGCTACAATAATCAAAGATGCCTTTGAAGGATCTAGAGAATCTGATTACGTTGGAGAAGTTTGGAATATTCACTTACATGGACTTAATTACTTTGTAAGTAATAATGAAAACGGTCCTTGGTACTTAGTTCATAACGCAATAAATATTGTGACTCAATCATAATGAACCCACATTTACTTTCAGCGTTGGAAAAATTGAAAATAGGTGATATTAAATCATCTATGGATCAAATTAGATCCTTATATGGCGAAGTAGCTTTAATAAAACAAGAAATTGAAACCTTATTTACAGAACTTGATTCAAAGGTTTCTCTTGTTTCACGAAAATTAGATGGCCCAAGTACAGTTTCTAAATTAGGAACTGGCATCATAGCTTCAATTACTAGTGCTGGTACTGTATTAAATGGAACAGGTACTTTATTTTCAAAAGAAGTAGCCATTGGTAATCAAATTAAGATTGGTTCTGAAACTGTTACCGTAACTGGATTAGATTCTCTTTCTCCAGATATTAAAATGACAGTTACTCCAGCATTAGTTGGATCTTATGCAAATCAGATTTTCGCAATCATCAAACCAGCTACAAAAGAATTGTTAAAAGGTGAATTTGATTTTGGTGAATTAAATGGCGATACTTTTAATGGTGTAGTAAGACAAGGAAGTTCATTAGAAACATTTGGAAGAATGACTCAACCTTCCGATGTTGTTAATGTTAGTTTTGTACAAAAACAAACAACTCCTATTATGGTTCGCGCTCAAAATGCCATTCAGCGTGATGGTGATAATATAGTTGGACCTTCCAATTTAAATAGATATGAATATACGTTTGACAAAACAACATTTTTGTTTGGTGATAATTCTACCCTTGATTTTTCTGGAATTATAGGATCACCAACAAGCTTAACGACAAAACAATATGTAGACAACGCTTTTAATATTGCTACTACAAAATTTTATAAAAGAATATTAGGATCTACTACATATACAAATGGAACACATACAGAATCGTCAAATATAGATGATTATTTAACTGTAACTGGAAATGGAATTATTATAAAAAAACCATGCTTAGCTTTAATTATAGCAAGTGTCAAAGGTTCAATGGATAAACATTATAATGCATCATTAACGTATGAAGCTGTAATTAAAAATAGAGGCGTAGCGATAGCGAATAGCTTATTCATTCAAGATACAGATAATACAAATGAAACTTTAACAGTTAAAATTCCTGTTTTAGCTTCAGTACCTTTAATAGCAGGCGACTCAATAACGATTTCATGGACAATAAGTTCAACTAACGGTTTTACAATTGGTGGTAAATTTATTGATTTTGATTTATCTATCGTTTCCTTATAATGGAGATATTTATGTTCACTGATCACATTCACGATCAATTAGGAAGATACAGAGTTGGCGCAATTAATGATTCTATGCCTGAATTCGTAAAAGAGGCAGAAGAACAGATTGTAACTGAAAATCTAGAAAAGTTAGCCGATGGGTGTTTTGCCTATTCGGATGGCGTAAATAGATATTTCCCTCTGCATACTCCACAACATGTATGGATGAGTCATGCTTATTTTGAGAAGTTTGCCAATGAATTTAATGAGCAAACATCATCTATGATTCGTGAGCGTATCGAAGATGCTTATAAAGCATTTGAACTTCCTGAATCAAATATAGTAAAGATCGCTGCTGAAGAAGATGAAATTGATGCTATTCATTCCCTCTCTATCGAATTAAATAAATTTATTGATGAATATAAAAAATATCCGGTTCATCATCGCAGAGCTAAGGCGAAAGAATTATTACATCATGCCAAGGCCCTTGGTAAGCAATCCTCATTGCATGATGTAGTTTACCGTTATGCCGGTGATCACTTTAAGAAAGATTATAGTCATGCTTTTGCTGATCGAATGAAACATTTTAGTTCTCATGCTCCAGAAAGAGAAGTTTTACTTAAAATGCAAGATGAATCACCTAATCATATTCCTGAATTAGTAGCCAAAGCTCTTTCAGTATTCGATGCGAAAACTGGATTACATAAATATTACGATCAATCATTAGATGATCCTTATACCGGACTTCTTTCTCCATTTGATAGTGATAATGAAGAAAATATTCATTTTGGCGAATATAGTGTTCCTGCTCATAAGCTTAAGAAGTTTAATTTTGAAACATTAAAAGAATTTTTAAGCGATGATCTTCTTAGTCAATTAAAGACAAGTCCAGTTGAGACTTTACGCAATGTAGATCCAGCAATCCGTGTAATTGTAGTGCGTAGAATCAATGCTTAATGATACTGCTGTACTTATTAATGATGGGAAGTTGAGTGAAATTCAACTTGAGAAAATCTTTGCTTTAAAAGCATTGAAATCTAACCCTGGATTATTAGGTAACGTATTTAGTTTTGAAAAACTTGTTTATGTATTAAATGGCGTTAAACCTAACGTTGATATTTTTGATCCTCCAACTATTCTTCATATAGCTAAAGCGTTACATATCTTAGGCATTAAAGAAGAATGGCATACTGAAATTAAGAAATATATTGCCCATCTTGCTAAAGAAGAAGGATGGGTTTATCTTCCTAAAGTTCTTGACTTTGCCCAACCCGAATTAGACGAAATTTCTCATTCAGTAGAACTTGACGAAGAACAGAAGGCTATACAAAAATTAAAACATCAAGCTATTGAGAAATATTTGGTGATCAATGTCTAACGTATCTACTACATCTGTTGTTGCTCCCGAAACCGGCAGACGCTATCCGATGAATGGCGTCGATTATCCGATTAGGTTCTTCAACATGTTACATTTTCAGCGTCCTAAGACACTGAATGAAATTTTTAAATGGGCAATAATCCTTAACGAATCATCAGGTCTGTTAGATCGCATTACAGATACAATGGCTCGTTATCCTATTACTCCAGTTCTTACTGAAAATGATATTGGTGAAAATAAAGATTATTGGAGTAATTTATTAAATAATCAAATATGTATTCAAGATGAATTAGTAAAGAACGGTAAAGATTATTATACATTCGGTAATTGTATCGTATCAATCGTTCCTCCATTTAAGAGATATTTAGTTTGCCCTAAATGTAAAAATTATAGGGCACATTGTATTTCTGAAGAAGATAGACAGATTGATTGGAAATTCCGTGACTTCCAGTTTTATGCTAAATGCTTAAATAAGGAATGTGGTGCTCAAGGTATCATGAAAGTTAAAGATGAATACCTTGAAGGCGATGACTTTATTAAAAAGATTAAGATTCAACGCTGGCCAATTCAATTTATTAAAGTAAGAAATCTTAGTATTGCTGGTAAAAAGAAAATCTTCTATCGTATTGAAGATAAATATGTTAAGCCTATTCTTAAGGGTGATCGGTTCGTTGTATCTAACATTCCTGAAACATTCCTTTTAGCTTGTAAGCAAAATCCCCAAAATCCAATTATCGAACTTCCTGAAGATTTAACTTTCCATTACGAACATGAAGGAATTACTGAGCCTGAATGGGAAGGTCTTTCTAAACCCTTCTTTTTCTCAGCCTGGAAAGATATCTTCATGAGTTTTGTGTTAAGAAAAGCTCAAGAGACTATTGCGTCCGATCATTTAATTCCTAATAGATTTATTTTCCCTACAGCTACTCCAAGTGGTCAAGATCCATTAAGTAAAATTGATGGTGCCGCCTGGATGGGTATCGTAACCACGCAATTAAAAAGACAGCAGAATGATCCTAATGAAATCGGAGTTGTTCCTTTTGCACTTGGATATCAAGCTTTGGGTGGTCAAGGAAAAGCTATGTCTTTACGTGAAGAAATTGAGTTGCAAGATCGCCGTATTCTTACTCAATTAGGAATTCCACCAGAATTAATTTATGGTGGTATGACTTGGAGTGGTTCTAATATTTCATTAAGAATGCTCGAGAACTTATTCCTTTATTATATCAATAAACAAAATCAATTTATTCGTTTCTTTGTGACATACTTAGCAAAAATGAGTAGAAAAGAAGCCCCAAGTAATGTTAAACTGAAACCATTCAGAATGGCTGATGATATTCAACAGATTAACTTACTTTCTGCTTTAGGCGCTCAAGGTCGTATTAGTGAAAGTACGGCATTAGGGCAAGTAGGCATTAACATTGCGGCTGAAGCTAAACAGATGGAAGATGATAAACCATTTGTTGAAAGAATTCAAGCTGCTAGACAAATTGCCGCAGTTAATGTCAATAAAGAAGTTTCTGAGAAAAACAATATTAATCAGGTTGACATTGGTATTAAAACTCAATTAGTTCAAGGTCAAGAAACACAATCTGCTCAATCTAGTTTAACGGATGGTTTTATTGCTACGACTACTCAAGGATTTGTCAATAAGTTAAATACCTTAAATTATCAACAACGTCAATTAGAATTACGCAATCTTCAAATGCAAGATCCAGAAACTTATAATAAAGTAATTGCACAACTTAACGGTATTCAAGAAGCGCAGCCAATGGCAGTTACAAATCCAGTAAAACCACCTAGAACCAATAAGGTTTAATAATATGAGCTTAATTAAGTTAGCTGTTCTACTGAGTTTAACTCCAGGTGGTATAGCTACAACTACATCATCATTATTACCCTTTGGGTTTAGTGTTCGTGCAGCTAAAAGTGGCGATCCATTTAAATATGTCTTTTCAAAGACTAAAGGTATTATTAGACCTAGAATCCAGAAAGCAACTTTAGCTGGGTTAGCAAATATGGAAGCTAATATGCGTAAAGGAATGGTTCAAGATTCTACTAAATGGCGCGGCGCATTGCTAGATGCTCAGTTAGGTCAATTTGGTAAACTTGGTGGAAAAGCATTAGAAGATATTCATACAAAGAAAACTCCAGTTAATATGATGATTAAATCAATTCTTGATAAAACTATAACAAATGAAGGTAAATATAATATTGAGAATATAGAAAAATTATTAACAAAAGGCAATAAGATATATTCTAAGTTAGATGAGTTTCAAAAATTACCAATAGCTAGAACTAGTCTTATTGGTGGTGCTGCTATTGGATATGCCGTTGGTGATAATGACCATAAATTAAAATCTACATTAAAAGGTGGATTCGTTGGTGGTGCATTAGGTGGATCTTTAAGGAAAGGAACAAACTTCTTACATGAAGAAGGTAAAATGATTCCTACAATGCATAAAGAATATTTTGCAGATAATTATTGGAAATCTCAATTAGAAAGTTCTAATAAATGGCATTATCAAAAAGTTGGAAAAGGTATAGCGAATGCTTTTACAGCATTTCCTAAAGATAGAGCTAAGAGAATAGCTAGTTCTGATAAACTTCAAGCATTTGGTGATAAGTTTTGGGATTGGGCAAATTCTGGTCCTTTAGGAACTAAGATCTGGTAGGGTAAAATGGAAAAAGCACCATTAATGAAATCTTGTTCAAAGTATTATGAATTAACTAATATTGATTCTTTAAATAATTATGTTTTAGCCTTAGATAAAGTAATTAATAATCCTCATAAATATGCAGTTGTTGATAACGATATTAGATTTGATATTTTTGGAAATCCTTTTGTAATTTTTCAATATAGCAACAAACCTGATATGGAAGAAAAGAAAAAGAAACAATATAGTTTCTTTGGCGAAATTATTTCAATTATTAATTTAGAAAGATATGATGACTTAACAAATAAACATTGGGCTAAAGAAATTGTGATAACCTTTATTAAAGAATACTCTACAAAAGACAAAGAGAATCCAATGCATTATAAACTCGTTATTTATTATAAAGTTAACGATGGTAATATTCTCGAATCCGAGAAAGCTAAATCAATAATGCCTGTTGAGAAAAAGGGTTAAATATGTTTCAAGAATTAAGAGAGAAAGCTGGTCAAGGTAATCCAATTACAGAACGTGACCAAGAGTTAATGAGAAAGTTTAGAGAGAATCCTATTGACACAAATGGTATGCCTGAAATTTTTTCAGAAGAAATGACTTGTTTTACATTTGAATCAATTATTAGACCACTTGATAATGCTCTTGTTATTCATTTAAAACATTTACCTCCAGCCCTTCGTAATCCCAAGTTTTTCGAATATGCGACCGCTTATATTCGAGATAGAGTTGGAAAATTTGAATCTATGGATTCAAGTTTTATCGGTGAATTAGATTCAGCCAATAAACTTAATAGTCTTGATATTATCTTTACTAAATATTATCCAGCCTTAATGGGTGATATGGAATTTATTAAACGACATACTGCCCAAATTGGTAAAAATTTTAATGATTTATTAGTATTGGAATTAGGCGAATATGCAAATAAGGCTAGAGGCTAGAAACGCTACATACGAAGAAACAATTTTCTTCTGGACAGTTGAGCCAGATATCAGAGAAATTGTAGCTCAATTTGGTTATATCTTAGAATTATCAGAATCTCCTAATGGACCCTGGACGCCATTATTTACAGATCCAATTTATGCTTTTGGATTTTCTGATAAAGTAACTCAAAGAGGAATGGTAGATCAAAGACTTTATTATAGAATCATGGGAGTTGATTTAAACTCCCATGTTTTTTATTCTA